TATCGCGTCCTCAACAATGAGTTTTGTGATGCGGTGCCTGGTGCCTCCAGGTGACGTTAACCAGTTAACAATTAACGCCGGATACAGAGAATCCACCCATAACACTGTTTTTGGTTTTAACTGTTCCGCGTGCGCTTAGCCGCATTCACCGCATCACAAAATTCACTTTAAAAAGGGCGGCAGAGCAGTCACGGAGTAAAACTGATACCGCCAAACGTCACCAGAAAATTGATAACAGAGGGCGTTGCAGCGGGGTTGTCACTTAAGCGTATGGTCAACCTGACAACCCGGTGTCCTCAACGGGGGAAGGAATAACCCCGCCATACTTACCGCCGCGCCATTTCGCGGATTGCCACAACCGGAAGCGCACGGTCGACGAAAATTTAACGACAGGCTATCTATGAACCAGCTACCTCGCCGTGCGCTTTCGCGTTATGGTCTGACTTTTCAGGGAAATATCCTTTCAGTAAACTGTCAGTGCCGGATGCTCACCCGTGTCCGGCGCACGCACTCCACCTCACCCGTGGAGAACTCCTTAATTACCAACCTTAGCTTCGTTGGTTAGCTATTAACGCGGGTATGTAATCATTCTGGCAATGCTTAATGCCGCTGCTTTTTCCAGATTGGTGATATCCTGCTCCAGAGAGGACAGATTTTCAGCCTGCTTAGCCCTGGCTTCATTGGCCCATTTCAGATCCTGCGCTGCATTAATTTTCTGGTGCATCCACTCATAAAGTTCATCATCGGTATAGTCTGGCGCGATGATGACGGGTTCTCGTTTCTGCATACTGATTCCTCGCGGTGCTGTTTCGCTTATCAGCCGTTAGATTTTGCCGAACTGGAAAGCGCCTGTTTAAATTCGTTGAAGCTGAGAGCTTCTTCGCCTTCGGCAAGACCTTCGAAGTATTCTTCGTAAGCCTTTTCCATGATTGTGTCGAAATCCATATCACTCACCTGAGTTTCTTTCCAGCCAGCGACGGGCACCATTTTCGGTTTTAAACGTTTTGCTTTTGGTATACGTCATCGCGGTGAACGTACCGTCCTGGTTGGGGAACACGCCACATACCAGAGATTCGCTGTTGCCAAGATCGATAGTATCCATGCTGACCTCATTTCCCCTTAACGCCGGGGTAGCGGAACAAAAACCTGCTGCATAGTTATTAAAGTTGAACCCTGCCGTCATGTTCTTACGCCTCGGGCTGGCTACTTAACCCCTGACCACTGCCTGGTAACTCGAAGTATTGCCCTGCATTCTGTGGGGCGGGGTGGGTTGGTATGAAAAGAAGGATACCCATAGGTATTTAAAAAGTAAATACCCATGGGTAACTTTTTGCGATGTCTTAACTGGTGACTAGTTGTTTGGTGAGCTATGATGCGTTTTGTGCTTTCTTTTTACGGATTTCTTCGTAGATCATATTGTAATACTGTTTTTTCTCTTCAAGAGTTTTTAATAATTTATCCGCTTCACTTTCTGGCAGTTCGTCTAAGAGATCTAAAAAAATACGTTGTCGTGGCGTTAGAACCCTTGTTTCATAACTGGAGGCTGTGTTCGTTGATGATGAAACGATACCATCCATCCATCCCCGGGGTAACCCAAAGGACTCTTCGATAATCTCCACCATATCATCAGCGATCCGTTTTTTTCCCTTTTTCCCCTCTGGGTACAACATTCTTGATACATAAGAAGGCTCGCGCCCGATCTTTCTGGCCACGTTAACCGCTTTACCATCGCATTTCTCATCACGAATTTTGATGAGTTGCTGTCGTCTAAATTCATATTTGTCCATAGGTAAATAATAGATGCGATTACCGCAAGGTAAACAACCTATGGGTATTGACTTTTGTTTACCTGTGGGTATTCTTTGCTGTGTTTACTAAGGAGTAGCTATGGAAGAATTAAGAATATTTCTCAATTCTCTTTCGTCAGATGAACAGCGTATGTTTGCATGCGAGTGTGGTACCAGCATCGGTTATCTAAGAAAGGCATTGAGTAAAGGTCAAGTGTTAGGGGCATCGTTATGTGTCCTTATTGAGCGAGCCAGTAATGGTGAAGTTACACGTCAGCAACTAAGGCCTTTTGATTGGATGAATATTTGGCCCGAGCTGGAAGATACCAAAACGTTAACACAACCACTTTCTAGGAGCTTGATTCATGAAAATCAAGCATGAACACATCCGCATGGCGATGAATGCCTGGGCGCATCCGGACGGTGAAAAAGTTCCGGCAGCTGAAATAACCAGGGCTTATTTTGAACTGGGTATGACGTTCCCAGAACTGTATGACGACAGCCATCCGGAAGCCCTGGCTCGCAATACCCAGAAAATTTTCCGCTGGGTAGAGAAAGACACCCCTGATGCAGTTGAAAAAATTCAGGCGTTGTTACCAGCGATCGAAAAGGCAATGCCACCTTTGCTGGTGGCCAGAATGCGCAGCCACAGTTCAGCTTATTTTCGGGAGCTGGTGGAGACGCGGGAGCGACTGGTGAGAGATGCTGATGATTTTGTCGCAGTGGCAATCGCCGGTTTCAATCAGATGAACCGTGGTGGCCCGGCAGGAAATGCTGTGGCAGTGCATTGAGTGATAATAGCCATATCGAATCGCTTCCGGCAACTCGTGAGTAAAAAGATTCGGTATCAGAAGAGGTGAGTATGGCTAACGCCTGGCTCAGATTATGGCATGACATGCCAAATGACCCTAAGTGGCGAACAATTGCCAGGGTGTCAGGGCAGCCAATTGCAACAGTGATGGCAGTGTATATCCACCTCCTGGTGAGCGCGTCACGAAATGTCACGCGAGGTCACATTGATGTCACGACAGAAGATTTGGCAAGTGCGCTCGACGTGACAGAAGAGGTAATTGATTCAATTTTGCAGACGATGCAGGGGCGGGTACTTGATGGTGATTTAATCACTGGATGGGAAAAACGCCAGGTGCTTAAAGAGGACAACGGTAATATTTCGCAAACCGCAAAATCTCCTGCAGAGCGCAAGAGGGCGCAGCGAGAGAGGGAAAGAAAGCGGGAACAAAATGGCGATTGTCACGGCGCGTCACGAAATGTCACGCACATGTCACGACGAGTCACGACAGATAAAGATACAGATAAAGATACAGATCAAGAAGATCAAAACACTATGGTCCATGGCGTAAAAAACGCCACGAACCAGGCAGGGGATGTTCAGACCGTCAATCCTGGTCAGCCAGCAGGCACGACACCGGAAGCCGATTCAGCGTATGCGCTGAAAGCCGATTCGGGCGCTGTGCAGCAGGTGATGACCCAAAGGCCGGAACAATCACACCAACTGCAGCAGCCTGAAGCCGATTCCGCCATTCAGCGGGAAGCCGATCGGGTAGTCCCGGAAAACACCGGGCTGTCTGTGGGACGAGTGGATTATCCGGATGTGTTCGAACAGGTCTGGCGGGAGTACCCGTTGCGTGCCGGAGCAAACCCGAAGAAATCCGCTTTCAGTGCCTGGAAGGCCAGATTACGCGAGGGGGTGCCACCAGAGGCCATGCTGGATGGCGTGAGGCGTTACGCAAGATACTTGGCGGCTACCGGGAAAACGGGAACGGAATTTGTTCAGCGAGCGACGACGTTTTTTGGACCGGACCGGAATTTTGAGAACCCCTGGTTGCTCCCGGTAAGCGGCACGAACAACCAGCGTTGTGTGAATCATATTTCTGAACCGGATAACGAAATTCCGCCGGGCTTCAGGGGGTAAGTGTTAATTTCTGGTCATGAGGTAATTTTCAGGAGGGCTTGTGGCAAAAGTTTTTACACAAGAAGAGCGGGAAAAAATTAAAGGGCAGGTTGTTGAACTCGTACGCCAGAGTGGGCGCGAGACGTTACGACAACTGGAAACTAAAACTGGGGCAACAAGATATCTGATGAGCGTTCTGGCCAGAGAGCTGGTTGCCAGTGGCGATGTATACAACTCTGGTTACGGGTTATTCCCGTCTGAACAGGCGCGTAAGGACTGGCAAAATGCCCGTAAAAAGCTCTCAAGGGCAAAGCTGAAGAAACCATCTGCGGTTGATCCGGACCTTATCTGGTCATTACCTGACGGAGAAATACGTCGCTACGATAGTTGTCTAAACATAATCTGTCGCGAGTGCCGGAAGAGCGAAGTTATGCAGCGCATTCTGGCATTTTATCAGGGAAATGTTAGGTATTTTAGACGTTACTAGATTAAAGGGCATTAGTTCAGATATGCATTGACATTTTCATGGCACAAGGTAGAGCTAGCGTGGTTGTTCGCTTTGTGCCAAGAGTGGTCATTGATAATATTTGGGTGGGTTACATCTGTCAATGTTTCAGGTGATATGATATACAAATAGCCAGACTTAGACTGGCATGCTGTTTATTTTTATATTATGGGTGTGCCACATGGATTTAAAACTTATTGAGATATGACATGGATACTTTTCATAATATTTTGCTTGAGCACATAGACAGCCTTTTAAAAGAGAGACTTGATTTATCTGGTGACGCTGATATCGAAAAAGAAATTAATAACCTAATTCCCAAAATAGCCATTGTCGTTAAAAAATCTCTTATTGGCTCGGCCAATGCAATGCTTAGAGAACATCGTTCTCTTTGTGATGAATTTGTTGAGAGAAATATTTCAAGATGGGCAGAGGCTTTTGATTTGCTCGAAACACTTATAGTGATATGCACGGAGTCCGGTGAAGAGTTCAATCGTTCTTATAGACCACAAGCTGCCTCTGAAGAGGATGTGGTTTTTGATTTAGTCGTTCGGCATCACGCAAGAGCTTGCCACATCGCCAACGAAATTTTGTGTCTCTTAAAGAATGGATTTGCAGATGCTGCCCAAGCGAGATGGCGAGCACTTCATGAGGTAGCGGCCACAGCTATGTTTATAGCAAAGCATGGAAAAGAGTGTGCTGAGCGCTTTTACTACCATGAAGTGGTTGATTCATATACTGGAATGTTGGAACACAAAAAGTACGAGCACCGGTTAGAAGCAAAAGGTCCAACTATTGAAGAAATAGCTGAGTGTAAAGTTCAATTTGATCTATTAATAAAAAAATACGGCAAAAAATATGCAGATAATTATGGGTGGGCATCTTATATTTTCCCTAACCATAATAAAGTGGGGTTTGGAGCTATTGAGAAAGATGTTCAGTTAGAACACATGCGCCCTTATTATAAGTGGGCGAGTCAGAATGTACACACCGGTTCCAAGGCAATGAGAAATAGGCTTGGTCTCTGTGAAACTGGTGATGATATATTATTGGTCGGGCAAAGTGATTCAGGAATGGCTGATCCAGCCCATGCTACTGCTATTAGTTTGATGCAGATTACTGTGACACTTTTATTCTTAAAACCAACCATTGATCATGCCGTCATTTCAAAAATAATACAGGATTATTCTGATGAGATTGGAAATGTATTTCTTAAAATTGATAAGGGTAATTAAAAATTGGAAAAGTGATAGTATATTCTTGTTTTTTTTACTGGTAATTAAATGTTTTTAAAGTTACTAGTTCACACCTATCTGAATCGCCACGGGTTTAACAGACACCTCAGAGTCATTTAAGATGGCTTAAAGAGAGGTGCCCATGAGCGGTAAGCGTTATCCCGAAGAGTTTAAAACTGAAGCAGTCAAACAGGTTGTTGCTCAA